GGTGTAGTGCTTGAGCAGCGCGAAGGTGGTGACCGCCCCGTCGCCGGTGCCGATGGGTTGATCGGTCGGGGCGACCGGCTGCGAGGGCAGGCTGGATTTGTAATCGCCCCAATCCTTGAAGCGGAAGCCGTGGAGCCGACCATTGCGCGCCTCGAAGAAGGCAACGACGGCGGCCAGATCGTCGGCACGGCGGATGCCGTAGGCCACGTCGTAGCGGCGGCGCGAGTTGGCCCAGCTGGCGTTACGCTCCTCGTCGCCCGAGGCCAGCTCGACCACTTGCGTGCGCCGCTCCGGCCCGCCCCGCGCGCCGCGGCTGATCGTGTCGGGGAAGCGCACCTCGTGGAAGGCCATGGCTCACATGCCCCTGCGCCCGAGTGAGACCGCGCGGGCGATGTCGGCGGCCACTTGCGTCCTCGATTGCCGGAAGCTCTCGGCATCGCGAGCCATGATCGTGACGTTGACCCCGCCGCCTGCGCCGTAGCCTTGCGCCTCACGACGTGACAGCACGCGCTCGCCGCGCTGCAGGATCGCGGGCACCTCATCGTGGCGAAGTCCAGCCATGCCGCCGCCATGCATCCGGGGCGCGGCGGCGAAGGCCATGGCCGGGACCATGCGCGAGGGCCCCGCGGACCCCACCATCCCGCCCGCATGCAGGACGTTGGCGAATATGCCGCCCGCGCCGGAGAACACGCCGGAGAGCGCGTTCGCGATCGGCCCGAGGATGAACCGGCGCGCCGCGAGCTGGGCGAGATCGGCCAGCAGCGAGGTGACGAGGTCGCGGAAGTTCAGCTTGCCGGTCCTCACGAACTGCCCCACCGCGTTCTCGGCCGACTGGAAGGCGCCGACGAGGCTCTGGCCGATATCGCCGCCGATCTCGCGCGCCTTGCTGGCGTAATCCGACAGCGCCGCCGTGACCGCCTGCCAGCCTGTGACGGCTGCCTCGGTCGCGGGCTCCGCTGAAGCGGCAGCAGCTCCGGTCGCCGCGCCTGCATCTGTTGCAGCGCGCCCGGCATCGCCGAGCGCCGTCTCCAGCCGCTCGGCTGCACCGGTGGCCTCGGTCAGCGCATCCGCGCTCGCCTCGTCGGTGCCGCGCACCGCATCGCGCAGCGCCTGCCAGCTTTCCAGCGGCGCGCGGGCCCCTTCGGCCAGATCACGCGCGGTGCCGCGATAGAGGTTCGCGGATTCGAGCGCCCGGTTTGACGCCTCCGTGAATCCGAGATCGGGCGCGGTGAGCGGGTTGTCCTCGAAGGCGCGGTCGAACGCCGTCTGCGCGGCAGTCGTTGCGGCCGTCGCCGCCCCTTCGAAACGGTTCTCGATCTCACCGAGGTCGAGGTCGGGCACCAGCGAGATGCGCCGCTCCGAACCGAGGGCTTCGAGCCCCTGGTTGATGCCGCCGATGAAACCGTTGATGCGCGAGACCACGCCGTTCAGCATCGCCTCGACGCCGTCGACCAGGCTGTTGGCCGCCTGGAACGCCAGATCGCCGATGGCGGCGGGCAGCAGGCCCCAGATCGCCTTGATCGCCTCAAAGGCGCCCTCGAACGTGTTCGCGGCAGTGTTGCCGAAGGCCACCACGCTCTCGATGGCGCTTTGCATCCCGGAGGCCGCGTCGGCCTTCAGGTCGAAGAACATCGCCGTGGCGGCCGCGCCCGCCGCAGCCGCGCCCATGCGGATCCGCTCCCAGACCTCGACCGCGAGGTCCTTCAGCAGCGACATCGCCTCGCCGAACCCACCCGCACCGGACACGAGACGGGTGAATTGGTAGACGAGTTCGCCCGCGCCGACTACAGCCAAGCCGATGCCGGTGCGGATCAGTGCCCCGCGCAGGAGGACGAGCGCCGTGGCGAGGCCGCGCACCGAGAGCGCCGCGGCGGCCATGCCCGCGACCCAGCGACCGGCGAGAAAGGCGGCGAAGGTGGCCGCGTAGGTCGTCAGGCGGCCGATGTTGTCGAAGAGACCCCGGATCGCGATGCCAAGCGGACCGGTGCGGTTGGCGACCGCCGCCATGGCATCCGCGACGACTTCCAGCGCAGGCGCTGCGGCGACGGCGAGCTGGTTCGAGAGCCCGCGCCAGATCAGCCCGAGCCGGGAGATGGCATCGTTCGTCCGCTCGATCTGATCGGCTTGCCTAGCCGAGACCACGACCCCGAAGGCAAGGACGTCCTCCGTCGCCTGGCGCAGCGTCGCGGTGTCGATCCGCGACATGGCGATGGAGCCTTCCTCGCCGAAGAGCTGGCCCGCCACGGCGGCGCGCTCGGCGGCAGGCACGAAGCTCTCGATGGCGGCGTTGATGGCGCCGACCCGCTGGTCCAGCGGCAGGGCGATCAGTTCATTGGCCGAGAGCCCCAGCCGGTCCAGCGCGTCGGCGGCGGGGCCGGTCCCGGCGGCCGCCTGGCTCAGCCGCCGCGTCAGATCCTTGGTGGCCTGCTCGATGCCGGACATCGAGACGCCCGCCAGCTCGCCCGCGCGCTCCAGCGTCTGGATCGAGGCGACGGTGGTGCCGAGCGACTGCGCGAGCTTGGCCTGCGCATCGACGGTCTGCAGGCCTGAGCGGACCATGGCGACGCCCGCCGCGGTGGCGGCTGCGACCGCTGCCGCTGCCGCGACGCGCACCCGGCGCGAGAAGGCCGCGAGCCGGGCATTGGCCGCCTCCATCTCGCGGCTCAGCCGTCCGAAGCCGCGCGATCCGGCTTCACCCACGCCTTCGAGTTCGGCGCGCACCTGCCGTCCGCCCACGGCCGCGAGGCGGACGCTGACGCGTTTCTCGGCCATCGGTCAGACTCCTTGCTTTCGCCGCATGGGCGTCTTACGTTTATGCCATCGATCAAGTGAGGGTATGACCATGGCCAAGACCGCGACCCTGTCCTCGAAGTTCCAGATCTCGATTCCCAAGGCGATCCGGGCCGCCCAGCACTGGGAGGCCGGGCTGACCTTTGCCTTCATCCCGAAAGGCACGGGCGTCCTGCTTGTGCCGGTGCCGAAGCGGGAGACGCTGAAAGGTCTCGCGCGCGGGGCCACCGCCACCGATTATCGCGACCGGACGGATCGGGTCTGATGATCCTTGTCGACACGTCGGCCTGGATCGAATGGCTGATTGGCTCGCCGACCGGCGAGACGCTGTCCGGGCAGTTGCCCGAACAGGCCGAATGGCTGGTCCCGACCATGGTTCAGCTGGAGCTGGCGAAATGGCTGACCCGCGAGGTCGGCGAGGACAAGGCCGATCAGGTCATCGCCTTCACGCAGGTCTGCCATGTCGTTCCGCTCGACACCGAGATCGCGCTGGCGGCGGCGGAGGCCTGCCGCGAGCATAAGCTCGCCACGGCCGACGCCATCGTCTTCGCAACGGCCCGCGCGCAGGGTGCGACGCTCCTGACCTGCGACGCGCATTTCGAGGGACTGCCCGGCGTCACCCTGATCGGGAAGATCACGGCCTGACACCCGGGCCGCCACTCGCCGCCAATTCCTCGTTCAGTTTCCGCACCATCACCGCCTCGATGATGGGCAGCAGTTCAGCAATGGCGAGGGGCGGAACGCCCAGCGCGTCCCCGAGCGCCAGCGCCGCGGACATGTCCCAACCGATCACCGCGCCGGGCAGGACGCGCAGCTGGCCACCGAGACGTCCCACCAGGTCCCAGACCTGCCAGCCTTCATGGGTGACGGGGCGGTTCAGCCGCGCCGGGCAGTCCGGGCACGCTTGCGGGCTGGCTTCGCCGGGTTCGCAACCCCCGCCGGGTTCGCAACCCTCGCTGGGTTCGCAACCCTCGCAGTATCGCTCGCCCCCGCCGAAGGACCATTCGGCGAGAGCGCGGAGGCGTTTTTTTCCTGCTCCAGAAACAGGCCCTTGGAGACGTAAGCGAGCTGGAAGGCCTCGAAGATCGGCCAGACGTCGAGCAGCGCGTCGATGGCCTCGGGGCTGGGGTCTACGGGATTTCCCGTAGTGTCGCCGATGCCCTCCCAGGCGAGCACCGCTCGTCGTGCCAGCGCCTTGGCGAAGGCGACCGCGCGCTCCTCGTCGGACGCCTCCTCGGGCACCGCTTCGACGGCCGGATCGCTGCGCGTCGCCACCATCAGCGCCGTGGTCAGCGGGCGCAGCTGCACCCGGACGCCGGGGGCGAGGTCATGCCAGCGTGGCGCGTTGGTCAGGTCGAGCGTCAGCATCGTCAGTATACCTCAATGTCATTGATCAGGGTGGCGGTGCACATCCGGCCGACGACGCTGTCGCGCGCGGCCTGCCAGTCGAAACTCGCCTGCACGCCCTGCGGCCCGGAAATCTCGATGCGCGGGCGCGGCAGGTAGACGGCGTGCACGGTTAGGCGCAAGCTCTCGCCCGAAGGCAGGACGTAGGCGAATTCCATCTCGCACGGATCGCCATTGATCGCCTGCGTCACAAGCGTCTGGTCAGCGAAGCGCACCTCGATCCGGCCCGTGAGCGCCGCGATGGACGGGTCCGCCCCGTCGATGCGGCCGTCCGAGCGGATGGTCTCGATGCGGTCGAGGTTGTTGGCATAGGCGATCTCGGCCGA